TGTGGATGACTCATAAGAGATTCCCAGGAGTGAGATTTTATTTTACCAGCACAAATGACTGGAAAGCAGTAGGAGAGGACGGGGAAATCGAAGGGTTCGCCTTTACTATCGATGACCTTAACGACTATGGTTGGGAAATAACGTATTCATGATAAAAGAAAGCCCGTCTCTCACGGGCTTTCTTTTTACAACGAAGATATAAGAATCCTCTCCGGTTCCTCTCCTCTATCTAGGGGTATAAATCCTAAAGTCTCATCGTGATTTTTTGCTTTTGCTTGATTCCACATGGACAGACAGACTGCGTACGCTTGTTTTGGGTTGTTCGCAGTCTTATCTTTCAGGACTATAGGAATACATCTCCTTATAAAAGATTCCCGATCTTCTGTATTAGTCGGAGTCGGCATTTTTTATCACCTCCCTAAAGGATTAGTTCCGTCATGTAGATGGGAAGCAGGATTCCCCGTATCAGACGGTGTAGTAAAGAACGAAAGTGTTCCGTCCTCGTTGAGAACCATTCTACCAGACTGGATCATTGCTCTCACAAACGCAGCTGGCATTTTAGACCATTCAGTCTCGTACGGACTGAACTGAGTCCCGAGAAGTTCGTTTGCAATCTGTATTGTATTATCTACACTAAGCGCACCCGCGTTGACCAGCTCTTTCACTACCATTCGCAACTGATCTGCGCTTCCTACTCGTGGCCCTTTAGTCCTGTAAATCCAGTACCGTGATCCAAATTCCGGACGGATAATTTTGTTATTAACTATCTCGTCGAAAATTAATCTCTCAGGATTGAAAACTTGTTCCTCTGCAATCTGCTGGCTCGAATAGCTAGTCGCGAAACTGTATTCCTGCGAAGAGCCTGTATATAATGGAGGCAGACGGAATGTTTGTCGTATGACATTTTCTGTTTTATTCAAATAGTTGATGAACATGAGATCGTCATGACGATAATCATTCATGTTCTTTATATCTATCCGCACATTGCTCTTGTCGTCTAGTCCTTGTAATTCAGGCATTGCCTCAATCAAAACAGCCCGATTGAAATTTTCAGGGCCACGCATATTCCTAAAGACTTGTTCTAGCTCATTCCTTGATTCATCAGTCAGCGATCCGTTTTCCACCATAACAATCACGGGAGCAATCCCCTGATGATCGAACAAGTCGTAGTTCACGAACTGGGCTAACGATCTGCCCCTGACGTCAGTTATGCCTCCAATATATCTTGGAATACCGTAGGTAGCCCCACCAAATGGTTGCTTGAGCCATAGTACCTCAGTCGCCTGATTTTTTGTTTGTTTCCTTTCCCCAGTTAGCGAATCCATCGGACGAGGATCACCTAGAGTTTTGAACCACCGTAGGGCCTGTGTATCGTTAGTAACTTGAACATAACTTCTAAACCTACGGTTCACAGTTATCTCTTGCATTTCTCCCTTGCGGTACAGCATAACTGTACAGGGAACAACTTCCTCGTCGAGGAGACACATTCTAGTATCCAAGACGGGCATATAATAAATCGCGGCTATTTTCCTTGACTGAGGAAACCGCACAATCTCTAAACAAGCATTTCCAGTGACCTCATAATCAAGTCGCATCTGCCGACGCACAGTCTGAAAAGACTCGTCTTCATTAACTTGATCAAAGAAATTCTTCAATTCTTCGTACTCAGCAATAGCTTGAGGAGAGTCTTTTTCAGTAACGTCATTTCCTATAAAATCAAGAAGATAGCCGAACCCGTCGATATTATTGATCATTGCATTAACACAAGATTGAAGAATATCCGACTGTTCGTAAATAGTATATAAACTAGAGAATGCGAGAGGGGGAGGGATTATGTTGGAAAACTTGTTGTAATATCCAGCAAACGGGTCCACCAATTCCCGTTGGCGACCAATCTGCTCGTCTGTAAATCTTTTGACTATCAATCGTCCTTTGCTCTTAATACGAGACTCTGACGGATCAGCAGTCTTTGTGACTGCTGATGAATTTTTTGAAACCGGACTGTCTATCATCATTTACATCCTTTCGTCAGTCGGTCGATTCAGTCGGCCTTCATCGAGGGCCGACCTGCGTGGCTCTTGCGCAATGTCAGCATCTGCTGTCTGTCCCCTGAAAAAAAACATTCCTGTGAAGGCGATCCCGCTTCGAGACAAAAAAATTTTCCCAGGCCGGCCAGGGGCAAGGCTATCCATTATATTCCTTCATTTCAGCTAACGTATAACCAATTTCGACATCGCTTCTCAGAGGTAGTAACATCTTTATTCCGAAATCTTCCAAAGGCGGGTTTTCCATCGCCTTTTTTATTTCGGATACATAATAAGAAATAATATCAGGCTTGTCAACACACTCAAACGTCAAATCATCATGGATAAAAATAATCGGTCTTATAAGTCTCTTATCAAGGACTTTTTTTCTCAATAGAAGGACAAGCGACAAAAGCACTGAATCGCTGGATGCCGATTGAATCGGAAAATTGATAGCTTGGCGAATCGCCCTTTTGACAATTTCTTCGTCATCTCCATCAATTTCAGGGAATCTCCTTACACGTCCCAGTGGAGAAACAATGTATTTGAATTTCTTGCAGAAACGCTCTACGGCTTTATGATAACTCAAAAGTCCTGGATAGGTGGAAAAGAAAACATCCCTATATCTTTGGGCCTCATCGAGAGATAGTTCTAACCCATACTCAAATTGAGCGTAATCTCTGAATTTATAAGACCCCATACCATATAACAATCCGAAATTCACTACTTTAGCAGATCGCCTGAATTTTTTGAATTCTTCTGGATCAACTTCGCTTTTGCTCTTACCTAATAAGGCCTCAGCAGTTTTTGTATGGAGGTCGCTTCCTTCTAGATAGGCAGAAATCATATTTTTATCCCCAGATAATTGGGCGGCCCATCGTAATTCTGCTTGAGCCTGATCAAAAGATAGAAGAACATGTCCAGGAGGAGCAGTGATAAGACTCCTAATAATCTTTGAAGATGATGATCTTTTGGGGAAATTTTGAATCGATGGATTAGATGCAGATGTTCTACCTGTTACTGTCGTTGCAACAGAATAACGTGGATGAATTCTATTGTCTGGTTTTATATTCTCCTCGAATTGCTTTATATACTTGTTTATCAAACCAGAATACTCTGACCACATTTCGTAATATTGTAAAAATTGAATCACTCTCTGGTCTGTTGCATTCTGCAGGATAGCTTTCCTGGTTTTTGCGTCAATAGATTCTGAGCCTGTATTCGTGAAAGAAACACTCTCAATTCCGAAACCATAAGAAGAAAACAAAGTATCGCGTATAAGATCGAGTCTCGATAACCGAATTCCCTTTTTCTCATGCTTGAGTTTGATGGGTTCTGGAATTAACTCTATAGCCTTTCTGGCCGCGTTCATGGCTTCGATGTTTATCAGCTCACGAGTGCTTTCTATTTTATCCACGAGTACTAAAGCTCCATTTTCCTCTAACACTCTAAGAGCTGCAAGTACTGGCATAGTAAATTTCAAAAGATATTCCACGAGAGGTTGTTTAAGTGGTTTATCCCCAACAAATGGATTCACATATTCTTCTCCATTGTTAAGACGATGACGGATAGCCATTCCACAATGATAGGTAACCAGCGCATCCATCCCAGCGTAAAATTCGAGTTCTTCTGGATTCGCTGATAACATATCAGATTTATCCTGAACAGAATCGAATTTTGTAGAATAGTCAGAGACTATGGTAGTCAGACCCTTTCTAGCCTGCTCTAGAGAACACCTACTATAAACATTCTCCTCCAATAACTGGGCTGCCGCTTGAACATCCATAAGGTAGTTCCGCAACTCAGGAGGATCATATCCATATCTCTTGAATGTGTAGTTAAAGAACATAATATCAAAATTGCCATTGAACATGAATTTATGCGCTTCACTCTCCATTATAAATCTAAGCAATTCTAGTTTCTCTTCGAAACGATCTGATCTCCTCACTGGGATATTGATGATCTCTCTCGACTTTCCAACTTTCCTGGGCCATTGTATTGTAAAATCATAGTGGTCGTCTGCCGATCTAACTTCTTCATGGAGTATCACTTGATAGGCTATGTTCTTATCAAAACAGAACGAAAATGATATGACTAATCCATTAGGATCAAACGGATCAAGGCCTTGGGTTTCTGAGTCTATAGCGATGTATTTGGCTTCTCTTATACCAGGAGCATCATCGATACAACATGCCCGTTTTATCTGTATTTTACCGCTATCCATTGAATAGTTATTGTTAATGAAACGAACCATCTTGGTTAAATCCTCTATGAGAACTTGTTTATATTGAGGGAATTGTAAACAGTAGGAAGGATGATAAGACGCCATAGCCCAGCAGTCAAATTCCGATGACCACTGGATGACTCCATGAGCAGACGATATTTTTGCCTGCTTAAGCACCTGCTTGAGCGCAATGCTGCCGAGAACGAGAATAAATTTCGGTCTCACGGCAACAATTTCAGATATCAAAAATTCTCTACAGCATTTACAAGTATTATTGACGTCTTTGGCAGATTTCTTAAATTCCCGAGTCATTCGGCACTTAGCTGAATTTGCTATACTACATTCTTCTCTGTTGATCCCAACTATCGCAAGACACTCATTCAATAGTTTCCCAGACCTTCCAACAAATGGTTTTCCTTCTATAACTTCGTTGTATCCTGGACTTTCTCCTATAATCATGATAGAATTACTAGTTGATTTTGGTCTTGTGAAAGGAACCTTTGTTCTTCCATTTAGTGGACAATTATCACAAGCCATTACTCGACCTCCAATCTAGGCCACCCGTTTTCTGGTAACGTGTGCATAGCTCCACAAATCATGTTTATCTTGTTCCTAAAACACAATGATCTCTCTAAATCCGGTTTCTCGTAACTGTAAAAAACTACTTTGTTATCAAACTGGCATACAAATATGCCATTCGCCCTTCCCCAGAGATATAAAATCAAGTCATAATATTCCTCAGCCATAGAATATCTTTGCTCATATTGGATATCCTGAAACCACACAACTCCTAGGTCTCTCTTTGGATTAGCTACACGTTGATAGGCAAACGGTATAACTTCCACATCAGTTAAGATATTATCGCACACTTTATCCACCAAATTCAGGATATAATCGATACGCTCTTTACTACATTTCGTATATCTATTTGCAGGAAGTGATATTGCTGATATTACCCGTCCACCAACTAGAAATGCTGAATCAGTACATGTGAAATCAGGCAATGTTTTGTCCCATTTGTGATGTTCCCACCATTTTGGCCATGTCTGGATTTTTTCATTTGAGCATCTCCAAGTACGCTTTTCTATAGGAATGCCTTTGCTAAGTCGTTCATAATACACCCGCATCTTTTTAAGAAAATCTTTCCCAGCGATAGTAAGGGAAATCTGAGACCCTTTAACTTTAATAGACCCCGAATTGATTCCGTGTTTTAATAAAGTCTCGTCGGGATACACGAATCCGTTTTTCAGGTGTCCTTTATCGTCTGTATTGAAATAGACCCATCTCCAGAATTTATTGTTGTCTTCGTGAAGGTTCTTCTTTTTTCTTATTCTCGTTACCTTTCTTATTTCTACTTCCATTTTTATAAACCTTCTGGCCGAATTTCGGTGTAATTGTAAATGCCTCTTCCACAGACCATCCCAGATATTTTAATCTTTTCCTCAGAGTAGCGTATGAAATCCCTAATTTATCTGCCCAGTCTTGCAAACATAACGTCTTCCCTTTGTAAGTTATTTTCACATTGTTCCTACGATTTCTAGACTGTGTGAAATTTGACGCCCACCTACAGTTTTCTGGACAATAATCCCCATCATTATCTATCCTATCGATAGTTGCATTCGGAGGAGCCTTTCCCATATCCTTAAGGAAATTCTGGAAATCATCTAGCCATCTCTGGCAAACTTTGATCCCACGGCCTCCATAATTGTGGTACTCTCTATCTTTAGGATTGTAGCATCTGTTAATCATGTGCTCATAAATGTTAGCCTCTCGTGTATTTGACAATCCATTTTTCACCCTGTTGACACAACCACAAGATTTGGTAATCCCCAACACAAGTTCTCTAGTAGTAATCTTCTTCATCTTACCACAGACACAGCGACACCACCATTGTGGATGTCTGTATTTGGTGGTTCCTGCGTAGCTCAGTACTTGCCAATATCCGAATCGTTTTCCTGTAAGAATCCTCATATCATCTCACCATCCCATATAGTATAGCATAAAAAAGTTCTTGACACAAGAGAAAATATATGATACGATATTATACATCTCAAATCAAGGAGAAAGTGCATGGAAGAGTCAAAAAAATCGCAGTGGGAGAAAGACGTAAATTTATATTGCAATCTTCTTTATGAACTTGGAGCTAAAATCATAGACACCATAGCAAGTTTTGGCCAGTACAGCAATGAAGAGTACGAAAAAAATCCTTTGTGTGAACCTGTCTTGATGGATCAGTTTATGACCTTGTTTTGTAAGGGAATAAGTGAAATCCCACCTACAATACGTGTAGGAATATTTTACGCATTCCTTACCTTCCTAAAATTCAACATATTGGTAGATTCTATGGGTATGGAATCGGTAATAAAAGATACCAAAATAGACCGATCCAATCTGGATACTATTATAAGCAATCTACCAGAAGATACCAAAATCCCTACTACAACATCCTTGAGTATTACTTTTTCCAACATGATCAACTTCGCTCACTCTATTGGAGTAAATCTAGACGAGTACATAAATAAGACCCTGATAAAATCAATGGAATTAACATCAAAGAATAAAGAATTTACCATTAAAGACTTGAATGATATTGTAGAAGAAGTGTTCGGAGTAAGTTTTTCAAAAACTACTAAAGATGATAAATCGCCAAATACACCTGTGAAACCAGAAGATTATCTTAAATGTGTAAATTAAACCCCACTCATTTTCTGAACGGAGAAATATTATGTATAGATTAGCCAAGTATCGTGAGATAGATGAGACAGTAGCTAATATCTGTGCGCAGATAGACAAATTGAAAGATACACAAATCCCAGACATCGAAAGTCTAGACTCTATGTTGACAAACATAGAAAATACTATTAAGAGTATTGAACGTGAATTATCTAACGAATTGGGGACATAGCCACAAGACCTATCTAGTTCCCTCCTATAATGATTCCAAAGTGGCTACGTCCCCACTATATTGAGGTGAGTATGGACGATAGGAAATTCTTGCTATACAGGATATACCAGAAACCTAAGAAGGTTGTAAATATTTGTAATTTTATGGGGAGAGAATCTGAGGATGGAGATACTTTCTACGAGAGCATACAGATTCGGAAATCTGCCTTACTTGAGACAATCCAAAACATAAAAGGGAGGTACATAAAACTTCTTATATTCACTAATCCATTTAAGAAAGGAGATGGAGACCCAGATGCTACACTAGTAGCTACTCTAGAGAAAATAAAATATGCCGAACCACAAGATTGAACCACCGCATTACACAGAATTATCACCCCAACCAATTGAGGTGATAGAGGCTTGGAACCTAAACTTCAGGCTAGGAAATGTCATAAAGTACATAGCTAGGCATAAACGTAAAGGCCAAGTAGAAGATTTACAGAAAGCACTCTGGTATTTAGAACGAGAAATACAAGTGAAAGGAGTATCCAATGAAGAAAGTAAGTAGATTAATAATTATGGTATGTGCATTTATCCTTGTTGTGTCCACTGTAGCTGATTCGGAAGTCCTCCTTGGTAAGGAAATGAGATTAAACAATCACCTGTTCGTATTCAGAGATTTATCAGTTCTGTATGATAGTTTAGCCCATGCTATAATCGACGATCAGCCTGCGATCAACTCATTGATCCTAAATGGGTATATTATCCGTGTACCGAGAGGTAAGGTTATCTTACCAGTAATGCAATCGAAGGAGATTATAGGTCTGTATATAGAAGGTCTGCATGGAATATGGTTTACTCTCTCTGAGTATTTAGATGCTAAATAGGGGAATGAAATGAGTGAAGGGTTTACTCCACCAAAAAGGTTGTTCAAGTGTAGAAGGCATGGTGTATTAAAGGAATCCGGAATATTCCCAAATACATTAGGATTAATTATAAAGGGACCAGCGGGCAGAGACGTGAGGATATGCCCTAAATGTCTTTATGAGCTTCTAGTAAGAGAATGCGAAGAACTAGAATTTCTAGGAGAGGAGGGCGCATGGACGTCGAGGCACATGAATTCTGGAAAAAACACGAATCAGAAATAAAAGAAATAGTCATAAATCTTAAAACCAAATATCCACAAGTCACCTTCAGCGATGTTGTTGGAGCTTTTTTAGACGTACTCTCTAGTTATGAACTAGATAAACCGTGGAGGCGATGATGTCCAGACTCACAGAAGTTATTATCATAGTTGGTATTATAGCTTGTTTGATCCTAGATTTGATGATCTGGTATCAACTAGGTACAATACCTTATAAGCCCACAGAAAAAGAAGTGATCAAAGAGAAGTTGGTAACAAAGGAAGTTGAAGTTCCAAATCCTTGTAAAGACTTCTCTATCCGTATAGAAGAAATTAAACAGTCCCTTACTGGTCTGCAAGCACCTAAGGAAGTTGAGGTTCCAAATCCCTGTAAGGACTTCTCTACCCGTATAGAAGAGATTAAACAGTCCCTTGTTGATTTACAAGCATCTACTGATAATCTCAGTGTTGCTATCAAAGAAGTCCAGAAAAAAGTTAACTATTTTGAGAAAAAACCCACTATTATAGTGGATACTGATGGTAATATCACCCAAACTATAAATCAAAAGAAATAGGAAGGCGGTATGGAAGAATTGCAATTTGACCAGGATATAATCGATAGAGCTAGAAATTTCATTATGTTTTGTAGAGAAAGGGGCCTGTTGTTAGAACAGAGCTTGCTTCTTATTAAACGTATGTGGGGAAGTGGTAGTGATTGTAGAAGGAGGAAACTTTTCCTATACGGCCATCTGATGAAAGGAAAGGAAATAAATTGTGGAAGTAGTTCCTTACACAGAGATACTGATCTATAATCCTGAAGGAATCGCAACTTATAAATTCCAAATACCAGATAGACTCGAATATATAGGGGGTCGAATCTGTAAAGGCTCAAAGTACTGGTATAAAGGAGTTGGAACGGTTTATCGTTGTCATCACGAATTGTATAAAGGAGAGGAGCTTCCTGATGTAAGTTACCATCCCCCAGAAGTCTTTTATTACGGCCATCGTGTTATCTATGAAAGATGGTTAGATAAATTTGGAATATTCCTAAAGCCAATGCAACCTTATTTCTCCGATCTAATAGGTTCTTGTGGGCCTAAGGAATTAAAGATAGTTCCTAATTCAACACAGTTCGGTAAATCTGCTGTTGTAGTAGAGAATGTTACTAAATGGAGTGATGATTATAATGGCCAATATTATATGACTTTATCCTATAAGTGCAGAGAAAAATACCAAACCAAACCCAATCCTGATAGATTATTAAATCTTCTTGAATTTATGGTTGAGAATGAATGGTGCACACCATGGGACAAAAACTTCATAAATGATATAACAATTACTGGGGAAATCTCAGATGTAGGAGACTTATTCCGATCATCTAAATTACAACATATCTTCGGAACCGTCTATGCAACATTGCACAGTCTATGGAAACAAAATAAGACAGAATTTGAACGAGTATCTAAAAAGGTAATTCCTAATGACATTCCTTTTGAAGATGGATTGTGGGCTGGTGTGTTTATTGGGTATGTAACCGCAAAGATAGTAGGTGTTAGAAATATTCCTGTTCTAGACACAAAAAACACTATAGAATTGGCCGAACGATTACTTATACAATTTTTGATTACAGACAAAAATTGCGCTGGAATAGAGCAACGACACTGGGGGGATAAAGTGAGAAAACAGTACCTTAAAAGACTAAAAAAACAAATCAAAAAATGGAGGAAGTAATGTACTTATCTGGTGAAGAAGTCAAAAATCTCATAGAGTATAAGAATTTAGTTTACGACATACCTAAACTGAAGAACGTATCTTCTAGAATAGAGGGATCAACATATGATTTTAGACTGGGAAAAGTCTTTATACCAGACCCAGATGAAGATATACATCCATTCTTTGGGTTCGACGAGGAGGGAAATGAAATAAGAAGACTAGAGAAACTCAGAGAAATCAAACCCCACAATGGGGTATATCGATTCTATGGAGGAATAAGCTACATCATTCAGAGCGCTGAGACATTCAACATGATCGACGGGATTGGTGGGGAAGTGGCTCCAAAGAGTTCTTACTTCGTAGCATTGACAATGCTTGGCGGGACTTTCATAGCTCCTGGATTCGAAGGAAAACTCAAGGCGATGTTGATGTGCTGTTATCCTACTTATATAGATGTTAGTCAATATTATAGAATTGGATGTGTAAAGTTTTTCAGACACTCTGCCGGAGACTGCTACTATTACTCTGGAATCTGGAGAGGAGATAAAATAACTACTGATGGAAAAATTGAACGAGGCTACTGAGTATTCTTATATCTGCAATTACTGCCATAAAATATTCAAACCAAATCACCCTAAGCAAATCTATTTTTGTGGGAAGAAATGCTATAAGAAATGGGCCAAAATTAATGACAAAAGGAAAGAGAAAAATCTACCCAAGTTGAAAAAGGAGGTTTACATCTACGATAAGTCTATGGACGATATGAATAAGGAGTCTATGATTCCATGTCATTATTGTGGTACCTTGTTCCTACCAAAGAACAATAAGGATAAATACTGCTCCTTATTATGCAAGGCAGCTGGTAGAAAGAAAATTACATTATCTGAGTTATTAGATTAGCTGTACCTATGCTAGCCAGAAATTTGCGTTCCCCATATCAACGAGTAAAGGAGAACCATTTATAACCATGACTACGCCGTTATTCCACTTTGGAAATGTATTGACACGAATAGATTTATATTCAGTATATTTTGTGTCTCGACAACATCCACCATCTACAACCCAATATTTTCCTGACTTATCGTAACCTTGAGCTAGATGATGAGTATGACCAGCAATAATGTGTTTATGGTAGATAGATGCGAGCTCTCTTGAGACTGCTAATGGTTGCTTAGAATAATTATCTTGATGACAAACAAGTATTTCCTCTCCGCCGGAGTTGAGGATACAGTACGAATACTCAGAGAAAGTTACACCGGATATATTAGAGAAGAACTCTCCAATTGTAATTTCTCCATCCAATTTTCTAGCGAGCCTGCGCTCATGATTTCCAGTAACTATATATATTTGATTAAAGATTGTAAGAAATATCTTCAATATTTCTAGCGCAGGTTCTATCTCATTTTTGAAAGTAAGCTTATAAGCAGTATTTCTGACCCATGTAGAAAAACAATCTAATGCGACGAGGTCGCCATTTATTATTAACGTATCCAGCTCATATTTTCTCGCCAGTGCGCACGCCATTTCAAGGGTATCTGTAGAATGAAAAGGAATTTCAATGTCCCCAATAACCATAACCTTGTCTGACTCGACTGTAACGAAATCATCATAAACTTTTGTTGTCGGAGCTGGGATTGATTCTTTGGCTTTCTTCCTCCATCTCCTAATTGTACGCTCTGAAACTTTATACTTCCTAGCTAATTCAGAGTTGGATTTATCTTTGCAATCATTTATAAATTCATCATTCATCACTAGACACTACCTTTTCATCAATATTACTGAATTTTTCTAAACTCCTATAGAATTTAGTAAAACACGATCTAGTAATCTCATAACAATCACATTGATTGTGGATAATTTGAAAATCATCTGGATAGGTAGGATATGTATAGAAATAAGAACCACATATCGGACATCTACCGACTATCTGTATGGACATCTTATCCTCTTCAACGTTAGAGGGCCACTTGAAAGTACAAGTGGCCCAGTCTATTAAAAAATCAATACAATTCCAATCCAACCCCAATAAAACTCAGGAGGTAACATTAATGATTCGATTCCAAGTGTTACCAACCAGTCGCCCCAATTTCCTAGAACGAGTAGTCCCTCTGGATGAAACATTATCTCATTCCCTGAATTTGTCTCATCCTGTTTTGAAACTGGGCTTGAATTGCTTGAACTTGTTGATTGTAATTTTGAGCTGCTTGTTGTAGTGCTTGGGGATTGCCAGCATTCTGCATCTGCTGAATGCGAAAATCGGTTTGCAATCTCAACATTTGTTGTTGCAAGTCCGCCTGTGCGCGTATCATCTCAATCTGTTGTTGCTGTGCGCGCTGCTGATTATAATTCTGTGTAGCCTGTTGTGGCATCCCCATTTGGATTGGATTTGGGCCACATTGAGCAAATACAATATTCGCCACTAATAACAACGAGATAGCTAATAAAGTTGCTTTCATATTCGACTCCTTTAATTAAGTTATTGATCCTAATTAGCATATATAAACTACAAAGTCAAGATAAAAAGTCATATTATGAGAGCTCACATTTATCTCCACTACATGCTAACGTTTGAGCTCCTGTGGTGCAGTCGCTTTGTTCGTACTCAGCTAACCGACTAAAGTCGATATCTGGTATCTCATTCACCATCTTATTATACTGCTCCTCAGTTATCTCCTCATAAGGAGCCTGCGGATAGAACGTGTTGTCATATGGAAAGAACGAAATGCCATTGATCGTATCAAAATTATTGTAAACATAGTTCGTAACTTCAAGCCACTCATGGTCTTTAACATAAATTGAGCAACTCATATTTTGTTCCGCCCAATTAGAGAGTAGCATCTTATACCATTCTAGCTGACCTAAAGCAGTATCATCCGCTCTGATCTTTGAACCAGCCGGAGAAGCCACTGGAAATGAAAACACAGCAGTATCGTGATTACCCAAGTCCATTTCCCACGGCATCCCTTGGTCAGCCATGCACTTAAACAGGGGATCATATATATTAATACGAACACGTCTAATATAATAAGGAGCCCATCGTGAATGCAACCCGCTAGAACAGTTAGCAACTTGTGACGTCGTACCACTAGGTTTCCCACAACTTATCGCTGCAGGCATGTTTATATCTAATATAGCAGAAGCATTTTTTGCCGTTTTAATTGCTTTGTTTCTCCAATGTCTTAGAGTTTCTGGAGTAATCAAATCTATATTATCACACAGCCCTGTCAGAGATACGCCCAATAGTCGCTCTTCTTCAGCATTTTTTCTCCATTCTGGTCTTAAGTGTGGGAAATAAGTAAATGTGGATTGGATACATCCAATCCATGTCGCAGTTTTTATTTTATCAGATACAGTGTCAAAGTCATCATATGGACGTATGATCACTTCAGATAGATTGCAACAGCCCATATCCCTAAGTATTGTTTCGGCGCAATTATGGACAACACATCCTTCGACAACACCCCAATTAGTAAGAGGTTCAGAAAAATCATAAACTATGCTGTGTATATGAGGCCGTATGATTCCTGTAACAGTCGCCGGCTCTGCTTTATATCGTTTTATCTTTTTATCTTTAAGTTTAGACGCCTCACATTCTGTACCTTCGTCCAACATAAAGATATGATCCTCTGTAGTATATATACGTGTATCGTCATCCAGAATAATTATTATAAATTCCTTTGGTTCTGGATTAGCCCACACCCTACCTGTAGAAATATTTCCGTCTTTGTTTATTATCTGGACAGAATCTAAAGTAGCAAGCTCATCAAAACGTCGATAGCCCTCGGTCGTCAGTAACCTCATGTCGCCACGGAAACATGGGTTCGTTAAACATAACTGGGATTTATCTCTTCTCCGTGGACTGTTTTTTCTAGCGGCAACTAAATTGAAGATTCCCCGTTCGCCAGAACCGGAGCGAGCCATATCAATAAATTCCTGCGCGAAATCTAGTACGTTCGGCTTTTTTCTATAAACTGCAGATATGTTAGCCATATAACGTCGAGGATGAAACGTGCCGTGTTTATAAGTTCTCATCTCCTCGTCATCCACATCACATAAGCAAATCATAGCAGTGCGCCGAACTCCGCCACATACTACCGCAGAACCAATCTCGCACATTATATCCGATACTTCAACTGGTCTTAATTTTCTTCCCTGTGCGGCAAGTATAACTTCTCGTATAAATTCATGGCATCTTCTCAGAGCTTCGCTTCCACTAGCATATCCACCAGAGGTCACTAGAGGTGTTCCTGCCGGTCTTACTCGCGAATAGTCGAACACTACGTCTCTGCCTGAAAACCATTCCTTAATACCATAGTCAACTGATCGTTTCCAACCTAGTCTAGAATCTTCGACAACATATTTTAGGGGTGGGAGATTTTTTTGTTTGGCCACGGTGGGTAGCTGAGATACGTAACGCGATTCTACTGAATATCCGACACCAGCTCCGGATAATAGAATATATAAGGTTTCTCCAAAACATTCCAATGAATGTACAGCCATAGCTGTGCAATTATAAGCAGCTATATTGTCACGCCTGCAATTATCCCCAGCAGACCAGATTAGACGCATACTGGGGACTACCTCCATGTTTAGTAAGTGCGTGCGTATTTTATACTTGGTTTTATCTGGGATATTATTGCAGTTGAAAGACTCGTTGAAGATATAATCACAATACCTATCCACGGTTTCAGCCCATGTTTCACGTCGTTGGCGATCATATAACCAGCGAGCATAAGTCCGTAACCGAATGAATTCTTCGTACTTCCCCATCTAGACACCTCGCCCATTAAGATTCAATCGAAAAGAACTATTATTGTAGCATATTTTTAATAAGAAGTCAACATAAACTTAGCAATCATACGCGTTTTCTTTGCCTTCCTCAAGTACCTCATCAGGGATGGACAGAACGTACTGCAGTATGGTGTCATGGGGAACTTCAAACATACAATTCCAGAATATTTCACAAATAG